GTTGATTTTATTCTGTTATGTTCGCAAATTGAAGCACCACCACATTCTTTACAGTGTGATTTTTGTCTATTATGTTCGCAAATTGAACCTCCGCCACATTCTTTACAGTGTGATTTTTGTCTATTATGTTCGCAAATTGAACCTCCGCCACAGTCTTTACACCGTGTTTTTCGTCTACCGTGTTCACATTTACTTTTATTTTTATTTTGAACACCTTTTTCATTACACTCAATACACAATTTTTGATAAGAATCATCCCTCTTCTTTTTAAATTTATCGAAAGTTAAATTAACTTTACATCTATTACATTTTTTCCTTTCAATTTCGGTCATTGTATTTTATTGTTGTTTTCATTTCTTTAAATTCAATTTAAAATTTAATACAATCTATTTCCTCTTGCGCGAGTTTCCATATCAAGTATCTGACGTCCCATATTAGTCTGGTATTCATTCCTTGAAATATTTTGACCAGACCAACTACTACTCCCATATCTAAACGGAATATTATTCTTATCTAGTTGAAGATTCAAAAACGGTTTTGTTGACCAGTCAAAATTCGTCGGATAAGAATTGTTCTGGTTATACGCAATCAAAGGTCCCAAACCCGCTTTAATCCCTTCTAAATACTCACTCTGTGCTTTTATCTGACGACTTAAATGTTCCTGTTCCAATTCACTCAGAAATTCTGGTGCTACAAAACCCAGTGGATAAGTCGCCTCCTGTATGGTGTTAACGTTAATATCCATATTATAAACATCGTAAGGCGTTATAAAACCGTTCATCTGATACTGAGGTTCTACCATCGTTCCCAAAGTTGGCTGAAATGCTTCTTGGTTCATTTATTATATAAGAAATATTTTAATATTTATAATTATAAAAATGTTCAAAATTAAAGAACGATCTTCATACAAAAACAATGAGAAAATCTTTAAGATCGCTAACATTAAAGGAGCGTCTGATAAGCTAACTAAGAAAAGTTTATTTCTAGTAGATGATAATTCTGGGGAAGATGAGATAAAATTAGATGGGAAAGAATATTTTGTACCGTGTAACCAGTTTAGAAAGAATCAGAATGAAAGGCTTTATGTAGCAGGTCCAAGCGGGTCTGGGAAAAGTACTTATGTAGCAGATTATATCACTCAGTTTCTGAAAGAAAAAGGATTAAATGACACAACAGTTTATATTTTCAGTTCTGTGGATTATGATAAGGTTTTAGACGAACGTTTCGGCGATAGGATTCACAGAGTAGACGTGGATGATCCTATCTGTTATGAAGAACCGTTTCATCCAGCAGAATTTGAAGAAGGTTCTGTTATTATCTTCGATGATTGTGATAAGATTAAAAATGGAAAGTGTAGAAACGCTATCTTTATGTTACGTGAGAATCTTTTGGAAACCGCTCGTCACTACGGTTTAACTATTATTTCAACTTCTCATCAATTGTCTAACTACGCTAAAACTCGTACTTTACTAAATGAGGCTACTTCAATAACAGTCTTCCCAAAACACGCAGGTACAACTTTTTATATCCGTGATTATTTGAAGAAGCATATGGGCTTCAATTTAGATCAAATTAAAAAGTTTTTAAGTTTAAGTAAGAATTCAAGATGGATTACAATTTATAGAAATAATCCTCCATATGTTATATCTTCAAAAGAATGTTATAAAATTAGAGACGATTTTTTAGAAAATTAGTTTACTTACTATAATATAAATGTCTCTCGAATTACATAGCATCTATTTTATGAAAACTGACGGTTGGAATATCACATCGTCTAAAAAATGGTTAAAAGATCACGATTACAAAATAAAGAAAAACGCCCCACATTATAAGGGGGATGAACTCAGATACAATCAGATTCCGAAAACAAAATTTAAAACATTTGTCACAAAAATGCTTCCTAGTAAAGTTTATTTAGTTTTGGGCATTAGAAAATAAAAATTTTTTTATTATATTTATTATATAATAAAATGCCAGTTCCAAAAGCTCTAAAACCGTGGTTTGATCATCTTACTGCGTACCGTAAAAAATACCCTAAACTTTCACTTAAACAAGCAATGATTGGTGCTAAAAAAACATACAAAAAATAATTTAATTACTTATAATAAATGAACATAGACACGATCGTTAGAAAATCTGAAGCATATAGTTTATCAGATCAAGAAATTTTAAACCTAACAGATAATCAGTGTAAAGTTATCTCTTATCAAGATTTAGAAAAATATGATAATATTGATCAAGTTTTAGAGCCGTTTGGAGCTACAGTAATTCTGTATCAAGAAAAAAAAACGTACGGTCATTATACTGTCTTAATTAAACACTCTAATACACTTTTAGAGATTTTTGACTCATTGGGTCTGGGGTTAGATAAAGAATTAGAATTCTCAGAATATAATAAAAAACGACACGGAGGTCGTGCTATACCACATCTATCTATCTTAATTGAAAATAGTAAATATAAAATAGAGGCTAATTTAGTCCAACTTCAAAAAGATTCAAAAGATATTAATACATGTGGAAAATATAGTGCGATAAGAATTAAATTCAGAGATTTGAGTTTAAATCAGTTCGTAAAGATGTTAAAAAGTAGTAAGATTATGGATAGCGATATGTGGATATCTGCATTAACATTGTGTTTCGTTTAATTCTTACTTGTTTAATTAATTTAAAAAAAATAACTTGTAATATAATAAAATATGATGATTCAACAGACGCCATATAATTTGAATCAAACATCTACTCAAAACGCTCTTAATCTTGCAGCGATGAATTTAAGTCAGGGTAAATCAAATACTGTATCTGACGACGGGGATATTGTCTATTATAACATTAACATAGTAAATACAAATGAAATAAACGGTAAGATCGCCAAATTTTCTGAGAATCGTGTTAGCCCTATTCTAACTAAACCATCTGATTACAATATGTGTTGTGTTCGTTTTCAATTGCCTTCTATTAATATTCCTATATTGTTTCAGGATAATTATTCATTTTCTATTAGGTTAGAACGAGGTGCTTTTTCAGTTTCTAAACCGTTAATTTACGTCCCTAATTCAACTATAAATTTATATGCACCGAAACAACCAGTATATGAATATCAAGAAATTGTTAATTCTTTAAATACTGCGTTAGCCGCGGCAAAAGCAGATTTGAATACTTTAGATCCGGCAGCAATCCCATTCGATGCACCTTTTGTAACGTATGATGCTACTACATCTTTATTTGATCTAAATGCCGAGGCGGCAGGATATGAAAATACTCTACCAACACCAATTAAGATTATTTACTCTGCTGATTTATTTACTCTATTCACGAATGTACAGGATTTTTACCTCAATCCAAGTTTTACTCAGATAATTATTCAGTTTAATTTTAATAACGCTTATTTATATAATTTGAAATCTTATTTATTTATGAGACAGTCTCAACCAAGTTTAGAATTATGGAGTGAAATAAACCGTATCGTTATTTTATCAAATTCTATCCCAGTTAGACAAGAGTTGGTTGGAACTCAGGAAGATGTAACTAAGCGAGTACTTTTTGACTTCAATGTCTCTGGTATTCCAGATAAAGGACGCATAACATTTTATCTTCAGGGGCCGCCTAGGTATATAGATTTGGTTTCAGATTATCCGTTAACGCAAATGGACGCCGAATTTACTTGGGTCGACTCAAATTCGAATTCATATCCAATATACCTAAATTTGAATGACTCGGCAACTATGAAAATACAATTTTTGAAGCGTATCTCTTTAAGATTGGAGGGGTATTAAACTAATTTAAAATTTTATATTTATTATATATAAAATGCTCGTAAATAAACTCGACGGCGATAATATACTATACGATATAGTAATAAACGGCAAACCAGATACAAATAATCTAGCCGTGTTTAACGTAAATAGAGTAGATACAATTTTAAATAATCCGTCAGATTATTATCTAGGGATATTAGACTTTTCTATTCCCCTGTATTCGATTCCTTTGTTTAGTTTCGTCAATAGTCGTTATTCTTTCTCTTTAGAATATGATGGATTAACTCTAACAACAATTCTTCTTTTTGTGCCGGAAACAGTGAACACTTCGCCGGTATTTCAATCAGTTTATTCATATCAAAGTTTTATCAAATCTATGAACAACGCCCTAAAAACATTATTTTTAAATATGCAGGCGGCAAAACCACTTTTTCTGCCAACAACACAACCTTTTATAACACTCTCTAATAACCGCCTCACATTGAATGTAGAAGATTTCTATTACCTCAATAATTCATTTGTATGCTGTAACGAGCAACTTTTTAATTTTCTAACTTCTATAAACGTTTTTTTCGTTACACCTAATTTTATCAGATTTTTATATAACAATCATATGCCGTCTTACACTCGTCTAGGGGTTTTATATTATGAGTTAACACAGGCTAATAACGATCTAAGTAATTGGAGCAGTTTATCATCTGTTATATTTTCGACTAATCAGGTACCAGTTTCTGGTGAATTAATTGGCACACAGAATAATGAAACGATATTAGTTCTTGGAGACTTTGTTAGTTTACAAAACGAAAATAGAATTAGTTTTTATAATTATGTATCAAAGGCGCCAATTCGACTCTGTAATCTAAATTCTTCTTATCCTCTTTCTAATATTGATTGTCAGATACGTTTTTTTAATCGAGAGGGTTTTTCAGATATAATTCAAATACCAGTAAATATGAACGCGTATATTAAATTAGTTTTTGTTAAAAAATCTTTTGAGGATTTGAATAATATTGCGGACGGCGGTTATGGAATACGATGAGTTTTTAAATAAATAATTGAATAATGGATTTAAAGTAATATGGATATAAGAGAAATGAGTAAGAAATTAACTTTGTTGGATTGTCAGAATATTGCTGAGGAGAGA